GTGATCTTGTCGTCGGGCATGGCGTGAATGATCAGGTTGGCGAAGGTGAGAAAATAAAACTGACCAAGGTGATGCGTAAGAAGGTTAAAAGCATTACCTTGGAACTGGAAAAATATCGCTGGGCAACTTCTGCTGAAAATATCCAGAAAGTAGGTCGCGAAAAGGCCATTAACGATACGGACGATGTTGTAATTGGCCTGATTCGCAAGGATGTAAAGCGGCGTTTCGTTGAAAACTTGCTGACCGGAACTGGAAGCGCAACCGGCACTACTTTGCAGGCAACGCTCGCGAAGTCTTGGGCCGCAGTTGGTAAATACTTTGAGGACAGAGATGTTACTCCTATCTATTTCGTTTCTCTTGACGATGTGGCAGATTATCTGTCTACGGCTCAGATTGGCCTAGCTCAGGCATTTGGATTCTCCTACATCGAAAATTTCCTCGGACTTGGTACTACTATTGTGCTGCCTGCCTTGGAAAAGGGTAAGATTATTGCGACTGCCAAAGAAAATCTGCGAGGCGTAAAAATCAACATGTCTTCTGGTGATGTTGCTAGGACATTTGGCCTTACTTCTGATCAGACCGGCATTGTTGGAATGAAGCACTACCTTGCCGAAGATGAGGCAACGGTAGGTTCTCTTGCTATGGCCGGTATTACCTTCTATCCAGAGGAGGCAGAGGGCGTAATCGTCGGTACTATCGGAGAATCTGTCGGATTGGATAATCTGACTGTAACCAGCGTTGCCGGAACTAACAGCGGAGATACTAAGATCACCGTTAGCCCTGCATTAACTTCCGGAAATTCCTACAAGTACAAGGTGGCAGACAATGCAACTCTGCCGGCTGCTGGCCAGAATGTGCGTACATGGACGAACTGGGACGGTTCCGCTGATATTACTGCTGCTACTGGCAAGGAGATTGTCATTGTGGAATGCGATGCAGATTACAAGGCAGTTAAGGGCGGCGTTGCTACAGTTACCGCTAAGGAGTAAGGTAGTTCCTGATGTACAAAGTAATCAAGTTTTTTACAGATTTGCATGATGCCGATTACCCGTATCAGGTGGGGGACCAATTCCCCCGCCCGGGAATCGAGGTGACGGAAAATCGCATTGCAGAACTATCTGGGAGCGACAATAAGCAGGGAGTGCCGCTGATTGCACTTGTCGAAGAGCAACCAGAGACTAAGAAGGCAGTTTCTAGGGCGAGAAAAGCAGCTGCCAAGAAATAAGGAGGCATCTATATGCTGAATAAACTGAAATTGCTGCTAGGTATACCGGTAGATGATACAGATTTAGACGAAAAACTGAATCTTATCATTAGCATGACGACCGATCGGCTGAAAATATTGCTAGAAGGATTCGAGCCACCGGAAGAACTTGCTCATATTATCATTGATGTTTCTGTGAAGCGTTATAATCGTATCGGTAGCGAGGGCATGGCAAGTCATACAGTGGAAGGGGAAAGTCAGAGTTTTGTTGACAGCGATTTTGACGAATTCGCAGATGAAATACAGGCTTTTCTCGATTCAAAAAGTGATAGCAAGCGTGGAAAGGTGAGGTTTTTATAATGCGTTTTGATACTCCCATATACTTTCAGACTGTCCAGCAGGGCGCATACGACCCGAAAACCGGCAATTATGCGCCGGAAACTGTTACAGAGGTGAAGGGGTATGCGTCTGTTACAGATTCCAGCGCAGAAACGCTGAATCTCATATACGGGCAGATCAAGCAAGGAAGCCGGACAATCCGCCTGCAAACGCCATACAAAGAGCCTTTCAGTCGCATACGGATAGGAAATACGATCTACAGAGTGGACAGAATGAGAAGACTGCGGACAAAGCAAACTTTTATTGTTAGCGAGGTGCAGCAAAATGGCGAAACTTAAGATTGAGGGGTTGGGTGAATTGCAGAAAGGACTGCGTAAAAAGGCATCTCTTGACCTTGTGAAACAGACCGTCAAACTCAACACAATGGAGATGAAAGATAAAATCCACGATAATGCTGTGTTTACCCGCGGATATAGTACAGGTGATACACAGAGAAGTGTTTCATATTCGATCGAGGATTCAGGTTTTACTGGTGTTGCCGGTGCTAAGATGCACTATGATGAATATGTGGAAAAAGGAACTCGCTTTATGGATGCGCAACCCTTTATTCGCCCTGCTTATGAAGAACAGGCGAAGAAATTCAAAAGCGATATGCGGAAACTTGTGAGGTGATCAGATGGATCGTGACCCACAGCAGGAATTATTCACAGAATTAAAATTCGCAATTGAAGCACTTGGATATGACGTATACGACAGTGTTTTGCCACCTAAGAATACGCCATATCCATTTGTTTATCTTGGCGATTTTCAGCAGAATGATGCAGAACTAAAAAATGCAGTGTTTGGCGCAGTGTATCCAATGATTCATGTGTGGCATAACAATCTGCAGCAGCGTGGAACTGTATCAGAAATGATGCTGAATATCAAGACCGCATGCAGAAAAATTGAAAAAACCGATAATTTTGCATGGATTATTGGAAGTATGAATTCAAGAATCATACCTGATAATACAACCGCTCAGCCTCTTCTTCACGGGGTAATTGAGCCAACATTTAGATTCAGTTAAGGAGGAAAATATATATGGAGAAGTTTAAACTAGACTTGCAGGCATTTGCTAGCGCCGTTTCCGGTAAAAAGATTGTTTATCTTTACAGGATTTTGGAAAATGCGACTACTGTTGCCGGTGCGATGCTGGCATTTACAACCGAGAACGGTAGAACAAAATCCAAAGATGCAGATTCTACCATCACAAAAGACGGGGCAATCAGAACGCCCGGCGCATCCGAAATCGAGATCACGGCAACTTCGATTTTATCTAAAGGGGACACGATGATTGATTCTTTGGAAGCTGCCATGGATGAAGATAAAATTATCGAAATCTGGGAGGCTAATCTGGAAGAGCTTGTGACAGGAGAAAGCGCACAAAACAAATTCAAAGGTCATTACTATCAGGGATATTTGACCGAGATTGAAATTACTTCCAATGCAGAGGATTTTGTCGAGGTATCTTTGACATTTGGAGTAAATGGCAATGGTAAGGCCGGAAGTGTCACTGTTACCACTGAACAGCAGGAAATGGCTGATTATGTTTTTGCTGACACTACCAAAAAAGAAACGGGAGCGTAAGAGGGCAGAGATGCCCTCTTTAAATTTTTAAATTCAAAAAAATAAATTGTGAGGTATGAAAATGTTTGAAATTACAATTAACGAAGTTGTATATCAGTTTAACTTTGGAATGGGATTCATGCGAGAAATTAACAAAAAGGTGACAACGCCGATTGATGGCCTAAAAGATGTTAAGAAAAATATCGGCCTGCAGTATCTTGTAGCATCTATCATTGATGGCGACCTTGAAGCGCTGGTTGAAGTGCTAGACTGCGCGAACAAAGGACAAAATCCTAGAGTTACCAGACAGCTGCTGGATGCCTATATTGATGATGAATCAACGGATATTGATGCTCTTTTTGATCAGGTGCTGGATTTTTTAAAGAAAACGAATGCTACGGCGAAGACGGTTGGCGATCTCCTCAGGGTGATCGAGGAAGCAAAGGGGAAGAAGTAAACACTGAAGAAGGTACGATTGAGAGCCTATACCGAGAAGTTGCGCTTAATTGTTTTCGATTTTTGGATTTCAAGAGTTTTGCAGAAGTGGACAGGATCACGATTCCTGAATACCGCCTGTTGATGGAAGCTGTTGAATATCGGCAAATTGATGCCGATTACAGAAACCATCTGCAGGCGTTTTTAAATTTCGCTGTTAAGGCAGAAAAGAAAGTAGGTAAAGGGAAGAGTGTTCCGGTTTATAAGAAATTTAAGAAATTCTATGATTATGAATTTGCGGTAAATAAGATTCGAGACAAGAAGAAACCAGAGAAGGAAAAAAGTCGGTTTTCCGGTATTGGAAAGTTTTTGAATAGGGGGTGAAACCATGGCAGAGAGCTATTCTGTAAAAGCTGTACTGTCAGCAGTTGACAGGGGCTTTATATCCACCCTAAAAGGCGCTGAAAAGACAACAGAGAGTCTTGCGAGCAAGATAAAAAGCGGTTTTGCATTTGGTGTTTTGACAGGAATGGGACAGCAGGCATTTAGCGCACTAACAAGCAGTGTGCGAGGCTTGATGAGTGAAATGAACTCAGCAAATGCATCATGGAAAACATTCGAAGGTAACCTGTCAATGATTGGCAAGAACAGCGGAGAAATAAAATCCATAAAAAAGGAATTGCAGTCCTTCGCAGAGCAGACCGTTTATAATGCATCCGACATGGCAACGACCTATTCACAGCTTGCTGCTGTTGGTGTGAAAGATACCACAAAGCTAGTTAAGGGCTTCGGGGGTCTGGCGGCGGCTTCAGAGAATCCGAAGCAGGCTATGAAAACGCTTTCGACGCAGGCGACGCAGATGGCTGCAAAGCCTACTGTCGCATGGCAGGATTTTAAACTGATGCTTGAGCAAACTCCTGCCGGTATCGCTGCAGTTGCAAAACAGATGGGAATGACAACATCTGAACTGGTTGCAGGCGTTCAGGATGGTACTGTGGCCACTGAAGACTTTTTTGATGCTATCTCAAAGGTCGGTACAAACAAAGAATTTACGAAGCTGGCAACGGAATATAAAACAGTTGGTCAGGCTATGGATGGTCTGACCGAAACAGTTTCAAACAAACTAGCGCCAGCATTTGATGTGCTATCTGGTGTTGGAATTAAGGCTGTTTCTGGTATAGCGGATGCACTAGATAAAATAGATGGCGAGGCAATAGCTGGAAAGATTTCGGGTTGGATTGAGAAAGCAAGGCCATATTGGGAATCGTTTAAGCAAGCGATGGCTAGCACGTGGTCAACAGTTAAATATGCGTTTAAGTCCATCAAAGAAAGTCTAGGTGATTTATTTGGTGAGTTTGGATCAACGGATTCACTTGATAGTTTTAGGGCTTCCATGGATTCACTTGCATCATTCATTAAAAATACGATGCGCACGATACAGCAGTTTTTCAAAAAAATTGCAGATACAGGCGCATTTAAAGCATTAAAACAAGCGATTTCAGATGTTGGTAGCGCATTTAGCCATGTTTTCTCTTCAATCTCAAAAGAAGGGTCAAGGGGTACATTTAACGGAATCGCTACAGCTATTGGAAATGTTGTAAAGTGGATCTCAAAAGCGGTTAGTGCCGTTGCTAAATTTGTCAGCAGTCTTGATTCTGGTATGTTTTCTGGTATTTTGAAAGGCGTTGTCGGTGTAAAAGCTGGCTTTAAAGCTCTCAATTTCGTAAAATCCTTTAAGCCGTTCAGTTTTTTTAAGAAGAATACAGAAAATGCAATCGGGCAAACAGGGAATACGGTTTCATCGGGAGCTTCTAAGATTGTCAATATTGTTAGGTCAATTGGAAACGTGATAAAAAGCGCTTTTGAAGGAATCGGAATAGCGGCACAAGGTATAGGGACCGGAATACAGTCGGCATTTATTGGAATCGGCAAGGCGTTAAAGCTTGCAAATCCGGTGAATATCCTTGCTGTTGGTGCTGCAATTGGAATCATTGTTGCTGCGTTTACTCTTCTGGCGACGCAAGGAGATGGCGTATCAAAGATTCTTGTCGGCATCAGCGGCGTTCTAAATACAGTCGGTAAAGTCATATCGACCATTATAACAACTGCGATTAAAGCAGTGGCGCAGGCACTTCTTATACTTTCGCCTATTATTCCTATCATTGCAGCAGCTCTTGTTTCTCTTTCGCCGCTGGTAACGGCATTCGGGGAGGCATTTTCGCTTGTAGCGCAGGCAATAGGAGAGGCGGTATCAAAAATCATCGAGGTACTAACGCCAATCGTTGAAATTATTGGTAATGTGGTTACGGAAATTGTACGAGTGATCGGTGATGTAGTAGTTGGTATCCTAAACGTCATTTCGCCAATTCTGCCAGAACTGACAAGTTGTTTTACACAAATTGCCGATATCGTATCAAATGCTATTGTCAGAATCGTAGAGGCGATTGCTCCATACATTCCATGCATACAAAAAATGGTAGAGGCAACGGCGCAGGCGATTCAGGCGGTTTGCGATGCGTTTAAAACTCTCGTGCAGCAAATAGTGCCGATAATACAGGCTATAATAGATCTAGTAGTAGCTCTGGGCGATGCGATCAGTAACGTCCTTCACGCTATCGCCGATGTGATAGAAAGCGTAGGCAACGCTATCAAAAATATCTTCGAGGGCATCGGGAATGCAATTAGTAAAGTAATTGATAGTATTGCTGGTGTAATTGAGTCAATCGGAAATGCAGCGCTAAATGCAGGTAAGGGATTTGATTTATTCGCCAATGGCATAAAAACCATTACAGAACTTGATCTTTTTGATATGGTAGCCTCTATGGCGGCGGTTGCGTCCGAGGTTGGTGGGCTTAAAAAAGCATTTTCCGGATTCGATGTGATCGGATCAGCAGTAAAGGATTTCGCTGATGGGCTGACAGCTGTTTCTATGGTTGGCGGAACAGCAGCGGCATCAATTATCATGATCTCAAGGGGGGCCACGCCTCTCGCTGCAGCTCTTGTTTTGATGGTTTCGCCTCTTGGCGTGATAGTTCCAGCTATGAATAAGTTTGCAGTAGCATCCACGACAGCAGCAACGGGGATTTCGAGTTTTAGTCAAAGTTTATTTGCGGCGTTTAGCGTTGCTGTGGCATTTGGCTTGCTATTAACTACATTATCAGGAAATGTGATAGTGCTTAAAACCTCGCTGGTGCTGTTATCTTCTATGGTACTAACTGCCTCTAAGTCTATTATGATATGCTCTACGATGATTTCTACGATGTGCAGTGGTATGAAGATACTTTCAGGCGCAATACTCAATGCCAGCTCATCAGGAACCAGACTATCAGGCGTTTTAACATCTGCCTCGAAATCAGTAACTGTTTTGTCTGCATCTTTGATGGCTCTTATGGGAGTATCGACAGCACTTAGTGCAGCTCTGTTGATGCTGTCCTCTGCCGTGTTTTCTATGCTTCCCGCTGCGGCGTCTGGTGCGATTGGTGTGGCAGCGTTTGGAACTGCTATGATGAGTGCCTTGGGCGGGACCGTTGCTATTGCGGGTGCATTATTACTTGTCGGGTCTTCTATGGCTGACATTGCGGATGATGCAAAAATGGCAGAAAAATCACTCACCAGCATGCGGCAGTCTATGGATATCGTGGATGAAGGTCTATCTGCACTTGGGGATATGGCAAATAATGCGATGGATGCTCTTTGTGGTTCGTTTAGTGCTGCGGAAAAAGATGCAAAGCAATCAGGAAAAGAACTGGCGAACGGATTTACAAACGCCGTTAAAAATGGTCTTGCAAAAGTACCCGTTATTGCAATGGCATCCGTTCAAGGCATTATTAGAATGTTAAAATCCGGTTATTCTGGCGCATACAGTGCCGGAGCCTATATAAGCCAGTGATTTGCACAAGGTATGCTCTCAGCAGTTGGTACAGTTCAGAATGCCGCTGCACAGCTTGCCGCAGCTGCAGATGCTGCTATAAGAGCAAAGGCTAAAATCGGGAGCCCTTCAAAAGTCGCCGATGATAACGGTGTGTATTATGGTGAAGGCCTTGAAAATGGTTTGTTGTCTAAGGTTAGGGATGTTTGGAGGGCGGCAGAGAAACTTGTATCTCTTCCATCTGTTCAAACGCCTGATCTTTCCATGTCCTATGGTGGAGAAATGAATATGGATTACGACTATTATCAGAACGCACGGTACACCGTTGAGGTTCCGCTGTATATTGATGGTAAGGAGTTTGCAAAGGCTACTGCAGACGATATGCAAAACGAGATCGGAAAGAAGTCTATAAGGGTAGGCCGTAAACACGGTATTGTATAAAAGAAAGGGGCAGTATAATTCTATGTATGATTTTATTGATGTAACTGAAACTTCAGACGGGGTTATGCTGCCCGCCGAAGCCATGAAAATCAATGGCGAATATATTGAAAATATGATTCCCGGCTATAGGACGATCTCTGTGTCCGGCCGGGAATCTCTTTCACCTAAAATTTCAACATACGAAACTGGGGTAATGGATGGCTCAAAAATTAAGAGCCGGAAATATCCTTCGCGGACAATAACAGTCCGATATCAGCTGATTGCAGAATCAAACGAGTCTTTTCGATCGGCCTACAATATGTTAGGTGGAATTCTGAACACGGAAAATGCGCAGCTGATATTTGACGATGAACCAGATAAATTTTTCATTGGCACGCCGTCAACCATTGGGGATGTGGCACCGGGATTAAACAGCGTGACAGGTGAATTTGAAATATTATGTGTGGATCCGTTTAAGTACTCGGTATACGAATACGAGGCTGTTCCGGAGTTTGGAGAAAACAGCGTATTGATTGATTATGGTGGAACGCATAAGTCATACCCAAAGCTAGAAGCTGATTTTTACAGTGAGGATGATGGAAACGGAGCGGCGTTGACCGGAAAGGGCGATTGCGGATATGTTGCGTTTTTCACGGAGAATGAAAAAATAATACAGCTCGGTGATCCTGACGAAGTGGACGGGGAAGAGTTTCCAAAGTCACAAACACTGCTCAATCAGATATTTCAGTCTAATACAGCATGGGGATCAACTGCTCAATCTTTATGGTCCGCGAACAATGGCACGATTTTAGGCTATGATGTTGTGCAGTCGGGAGCTGCAGGAATGGGCGGGGCATCGTTTACAGCAGCAGGAAAGCCTCAAAACGCAGTTATTTTGAATACGCAAAGTAAAGCAAGTGCTCCATATGTTAACTATAAAATTTCTTCAATGGAATCATATAGGGGTGCTGACTATGTAGTTCTTAGTGTTACGGTTATGACCTCACTTGCAAATACTAGTTCATACTTTGGAAATGGGTATACACTGAAAGGATCATTATACATCGGTGGCGCATGGCGCGATATCCAGATTAAAAGTGCTGCGGAATACTGGAGTGGCACAAGTGGCCATGCAATATGTCTGAGCATAAAAGTCACGGGTATTTCAGCAACGACAGCCTCTATAACCGGAATCAAATTCAAAGTGACACGTCCTGATGGTCTTGGCACGACGGGAGTCCTTTCCGAAACATCCTGTGCCAATATCCCGATCAGTCAATATATGGGCACGCCTACTTCGTATTATTTGACTGCTGCTGATTTTGGTACATTTTCAGGGAATAAATGGCATGGTCCGTCTATTACCCGGACAATAGGGGCAGATGCGAACGGAGAGACAGGTGCAATAAACTTCACATTTTCCTACAAACAAAAAATGGCTATCGGAAATGGCAGCAGCGATCAAAATCAGCTTGGAGGTTTCCATTGCAATTTGACTGCTGCAGATGGGAGCGTTGTGGCTGGAATCCGCATTGTAAAAAATAAAACAGGAAAGACAGCGCTTTTGATGATGCACGTAAACGGCGTTAAAGTTCATCAGGTAAATCTTGATCTGTCATACAATAATAAATACTTTGGGAATGCATCTAATTCTGTAATGACCTCGACGATCCAGAAAAGTGGCAGCGAGGTTATTTTTAATATTGGCGGATATCGAAAAGTATTTACGAACTCAGCGATTGCGGCAACGAAGGTTGTTAAAATCACATTCATGTTTGAAAAGTGGATGAGTCGTACCCCCCTTGCATTTAATGGTCTGTACTGGGCGAAATTTACGAAGGACAATTGTACAACATTTAAGGATATTCCAAACAAATTCGGAGCAAACGATGTTTTGATCGCAGATTGCAGCGATGCAAAAGTATATCTGAATGGTAGTTTAAATGAAGATCTCGGAGCTCTTGGCAATGATTGGGAAGATTTTGTATTAACGCCCGGCTTGAATCAGATTTTTTTCTCTTACTCTGATTTTGTGGAAGAAGGATATGAACCGACAATCAAAGTGCGGTACCGTGAGGTATTTTTATGATTATCTATTTTGCAGATCGACAGTTGAATATCATAGGCAGCGCAAGCACGAGTCTGCCTGATGGTTTGACGGTTACGGATGATAAGAAAACGGAGGATGTCGAAACCGGCGTTTCGATTTTTGAATGTAAAATCCACTTTGAAGACGGCACTAGAGGCGATGTAAAGCGCTCTGTAGAGGTTGGAAATTATTTACTGCGCAGCAACGGAAAAGAAAACGAATTTTATCAGATCATTGAAACGGAAGAAGACACTAAAAAGCAAAATATCTATGCCTATGCTGAAGATGATGGAATGGATTTGCTTAATGAGGTAGTGGGTCCATACAAGGCGGATAAAGCGTATAATATTGCCCACTATATCAGCAAATTTGCATCCGGATCTGGTTTCGTTATCGGTGTGAATGAAGCGTCAACGCTTACCAGAAAGCTAAGCTGGGACGGAGAAGCGACGGCAGCGGAGTGAATTGCCAGCGTTGCAACTCAGTTTGATAATTGCGAAATATCGTATAGTTTTGATATCAAAGGTCTCACCGTCCGAAAGAAGTATATCAATATTCATAAAAAGCGGGGGCAGGATTCCGGCGTGCAGCTGCGGCTAAATTATGACA